GTCAATTACGGAGGGGTACAAAGTCAGGGGGGGGTAGTTGGGATGGTCACCGTCCCGCCCTCCCTCACTTCCAAATTTTGTGCTAATCTACGCATACACGCATGGGGATTGGACAAGCGCTCGACCACCTTGTCGTTTTAGGACTTTCCGAATCTAAGCTGGGCGGCTCCCAGTGTGCAGGAGGATGCAGTCCCCAGCCGTGTTGGATAAGACAGGAGAACCTTATGGCTAAAAAACCCAGACACATTCTTAAATACCTTGAAGACCCAAACACTTGGGACAAATCTGCTTTTGAGACTGCCATCCGCGCAGAGGTAGAAGCAAGCACAGGTGCGCTTACTGCAAGCGATGAGTTTCTGATTGGCTCTTTGGTTCTTGTTGTTGACAGCTTGCTGACAGCCCAAATCAACATTGCCGAAGCTGGGCATGTGACGGTGTATGGCAACAATGAAGGTGTGACGGCTTGGTACAAGATTCGGACTGAGATGACCGACAAGGCCATCAAGATTCTTGCCGAGCTTGGACTGGTTGCCCGTGGTCGCCCCAAGATGACTAACAAAGTATCAGACATCGATGAGTTATTCGCCACAGCTTGAATCGGCGTTTCAGTACGCAATCAGCGTAGTTCGTGGAGATATAGCAGCATGTGAGGATGTGAAGCTGGCTTGCCAGCGGTTCCTCGACATGGTGGAGCGCAAAGATGCGCCCTATGAGTTTGTCCCCGACAAAGCTGAACACATCCTAAAGTTTGTCAAATTCTGTCGCCATGTGAAGGGGCCAGATGCTGGTAAAGCCATTGAACTACAGCCATTTCAGATTCTATTTCTGGCTGGCATCTATGGCTTCCGTGCGAAGAATGATGTCAATACTCGCTGGACAACAGATGTCATTTTGTTTGTTCCGCGCAAGTCAGGCAAGACTACTATTGCGTCCATCATTGCCCTGTACGAATTGCAGTTTGGCGATGCTGGCGCGGAGGTGTTTACGCTGGCTACCAATCGTGACCAAGCGTCTATTTGCTTTGATTCATCCAAAGCCATTGTGGAAGGCATGAAGCAAGAGCTTGCTGCCAAGTTTATTGTTTACCGCAGTGAGCTAAAGAAGGCTGGCGACTCGACATCTACTTACCGCGCCCTGTCCCGTGAAAACAGGAAGACTGGTGACGGTAAGAACCCATCTGTGGCGATGATTGACGAAGCCGCGCAGATTGTGGAACGGTCCAGTATTGAGGTGTTGCACTCTGGTATGGGTGCGCGAAAAAACCCACTGCGGATGTATTTGACCACCGCCAGCTTTACCAAAGACACAAAGTTCTATGAGGACTTGAACCATTTTCGCGGTGTGTTGCGTGGTGCGGCTGCTGACAATTTCCGCTGGTTTGGCTTGCTGTATAGCATCGACCCCGGTGACGAATGGAGCAATCCTGATGTCTGGGGCAAAGCCAATCCGATGCTGGGTGTGTCAGTAACCACAGAACACATCAAGCACATGGCTGAAGAGGCATCTGCCAAGCCAGCCAGTCTGAATGAGTTTTTGTGTAAACAGCTAAACATCTATGTGTCTGCCAATGCCGCATGGGTGGATAGGCGCTTCTGGGATGAGTCTGTTGCCAAACTTCCAGCCGACAAACCTGAGTCAACATTCATTGCATTTGACTTGGCACATAGCCGAGATTTAAATGCAGTTTGCACTTTGCACAGGTATGGCGAGGAGGATTTCTATGCCAAATTCCAGTTTTTCCTGCCAGAGGAATCATTGGACTTTGTGCCTAATCATTACAGGCCAATTTACTTACAGGCTCAAGCAAGTGGTATCCTAAAGCTCACTCAGGGTAATGTGACCGACCTGAATGAGATAGAAACCTACATCAAACAGGAGTGCTTGAACCATGATGTTAAAGAAATTGCTTTCGACCCCTACAACGCTGCTGCACTTGTTGCAAACCTATACAGCCACGGGCTACCTGTTAAAAAGGTGGGCCAAGGTATGGCAGTTTTGTCAAACCCAAGTAAAACGACTGAGCAGCTTATTCTCAAAAAAGCCATAAAGCATGACGGCAATCCATTTGTCGGCTGGCAGCTAGGTAACTGCGAGGTTTACACCGATGTCAACGGCAATGTGAAGGTGCGTAAGAATGAAGCCGACCCATCTGCCAAAGTTGACGGTATCATTTCCATGATTATGGCGTTACACTGCCATTTAGATAATGTTTTCGTTACGGAATCATTTGGCTTTAGGTCATTAGATTGGTAGAATGTGCGGGAATAGGAGAAAATCATGGGACTTTTGGATGTTTTTAGCAGTAAAAAAGTAACAAATAATGAGAGCAACTCGTTGTTTGGTCAGACTGCATTGGGTAACAATATTGTTTACCAAAGTAACAAACAGCAGCCAAATGTAAATACTCAGATACTCTATGTCACGACAGCCAGCACGACTAATGCTGGTCGCCCTGTTGACATGTCAATGCTCACTCGCAACAGCACAGTGATGTCCTGTATTGCGATTAAAGCCCGTGCATTGGCCCAGCTACCAATCAACATTAACTGCGAAACCGAAGATGGCGAATATGTCAATGCCATCAAAGATAAGTCAGTTGGTACGCGAGATAAGACAAAAGCCAAGCAAGTTGCCAAGCTTTTGAACAACCCAAACAATTTCCAGAGCAAATATGAGTTCTGGTATCAGTGGCTCATGTGGTATGAGCTTGCTGGTGAAGCGTTTACTTTGTGGTGGCGTAAAGACCAAGAGTCTGCAACCGAGACTCCTTTGGAAATGTATATTATGGACAGTACATTGATTGCCGTGACAATCAATCCTGCTCGATACCCTTCCTACCGCCTGTCTACGCCGGCATACGGTTTTAGCCGTGACCAGCCACTTAAAGCGCATCAAATCATGCACTGCAAAGAGATGGCATGGCAAGGTTCTGCCGGTTTCAACAAAGGTATCTTGGCTGCTGAACTGGTTGCCTTGGACCAAGACATTGACCTGTACGCAAACTATGTGATGCAGAACGGCGCAAAGCCATCCGGCATGTTCTCGACCGATGCTGTTGTGCCTGATGCCAAATACAAAGAAATTGCTGCCCGTCTGAAAGAGGCTTGGAGCAATATGGTCGGCTCACGCCAGTCTGACCCATCTAAGCCCGGTCAAGGCATGTTGCTTGACCAAGGCATGAAGTACACGCCATTGGAAATGCTCAACTTGCAAGACGCTGATGCAGCCAACTTGAAGATGCAGACCATGCGCCGTATCTGCGGCCTGTTCGGTGTGCCTCCACAAATGATTGGCATCATTGACGGCAAGTACAACAACAGCCAGACGCAAATGGATGAGTTCTACAAAGGAACTATGTACCCAATGCTGGTCAACATCCAAGAGAAGCTCAAGCAACACCTGTTTACAGGCTATCCTTCGCTATGTATCGAATTTGATACATCTGATTTTCTGAAGGGCGCTCCACTGGACCAAATGAACTTTGCGACAGCCGGTGTGACCAATGGAATTATGACTCCCAACGAAGCTCGTGAGTACATGGGCATGCCTCACATCGAAGGCGGCGATGAATTAGTTGACCCTAACAAACCCGCTGAACCGATTGCCGGTTCAAGCCCTCAAGACACTGGCGGCGGTGGTGGTTCACAAAAGAAGAAAATGAATATAGGAAAGACTTGATAAATAATGCGAACTGATTCAAAATATCTGGTAGCATTAGCAAAACAGGTTCGTCAACCTGTAATACAGTTGCCTGTACTTTTGGGGCAACCCCCTAAAATACAAGACAACAACCAATCTATGGCTTTAGGGGCTATTAATGAAGCAAATGAATCTCATCTGCGAGGCGAAATTAAACCTAACGGAAAAAGCCGCAAACGGCGAACCAACAGGAAAAATTGAAGCCCGTATTACTTCTTGGGGACCCCGTGAGGGCGTTGACGGAAGGCGTTTTAACTACCAGCCTGAAGGCTTCATGGAATGGGCCAAAGAGTTTGCCTCTTCTGGTCGACCACTTCCCATGTTCTTGAACCACAATGCTGAGTCTATGCCTGTTGGCGAATGGACAAGCATTGAGATGGATGAAGAAGGCATGAGCGCATGTGGTCGCTTGTTCCTGAACACCACTGCTGGTTCAGATTTGTATCAAGTGATGAGCGAGTCACCAAATATGTTTGGTGGTGTTTCTGTTGGCGCTTACGCTGATGAATATCAGATGGTAAATGCTGATGGCGAACCCGACCAATCAGAGAATGCATATTTCCGAATCACTAAAGGTGGTTTGCGTGAAACTAGCGTTGTCATGTATCCAAATAATCCAAAAGCAGAAGTGAAGAAGCTGGAATATTTCCGTGCTGATGGCTCTGCTGATTTAAAAGTTTTGGAAGAAGCCTTGCGGGATGCTGGGTTGTCCAAGAGCGATGCGGTCGCTGCCGCATCAACATTCAAGAAAGTTTTGGAACAGCGTGATGCTGCAACAGAGGCTCTTGATATTGCGCCACAACAGAGTGACTCTGGTGCGGAAGCGACCGAAGCAGAAATTCTCGCTGCTATTGAGCAACGCGAACTTCTTAAACTCCTCGACAAACGACTGAAAGGTTAATCATGTCAAAAGAAATTATTGAAAAATTGGACGCTATCGATGCCAAGCAAAGCGAAAGCATTGCTGCCGTTGAAGCAAAAATCCCCGCTGCTGTTGAAGCTGTTAAAGCTGAATTCAGCGAAATGGTTGCTGCTCTGGAAGCAAAAGTGTCTTCTATCGAAGCTCCTGCTCTGGTTAAGCCCATCGCTAAAACTGTTCGCCAAGATGTGAACCGTTCTGTGCGTGAGCAACTGTCTTCTTTCTACAAAGGTAACAACCGTGTAGAAAAAGAATTGCAAGTGTTTGCTGATGAATCACAAATGCAAGCGTATCTGACAGAAGCTTCTGCTTTGACAGGTTCTGGTAACAACCAAGGTGGTCGCACAGCTTACGACCCAGTGTTTGTTGCATTGCGTTTGGCTAATCCTTTGCGCGGTGTTTCACGCACTGTTGCAACCGATGGTTCAAGCTATCAGTTCCGTGTTAAAACCGGCAACGCTGGTGCTGCTTGGGGCTATGGCATTCAGAACAACGGTGCAGCTACAACTGAAGATACATCTATCTGGCAACTCGTTTTGCAAGACTTGAATGTGCAGTTCCCAATTCGTACTGCTGCATTGGATGACATCGATGGTTTGGAAGCCAATGTTGTTGATGACATGCTGGCTGAATTTGCACAGGCAGAAGCCTTGTCCATGATTCAGAACAATGACCAAGGTTCTACATCATTGCCATACGGTGGAAGCAACGGATTGCGTGGCCTTGACCAGTACGCTGGTGCTAACGCTACATACACCGGCGGTACAGTTACTACTGCTGCTTTCGGCTCTTCTGGCACTGGTTCTACCAGCGGCTTGCACAGCTTGGCTACATACGACCAGTTGACAACTAACGGCAACACCGTTGGCGCTGGCAACATTACATTTAAAGATGTGGTCAATTTCGTATATTCTTTGCCACAGCAATATTGGACTGAAAGCGCCAAGTTTGTTATCAATCCCGTTCTGTTGTCACAGATTCGCGGTTTGGTTGATGACAACGGCACGCCAATCTTCGAGCGTATGTCTCCCTTGGAAACAAACGGTATCGTTGGTCGCTTGTTGGGCTTTGATGTTGTTGTCAACAAGTATGTTGATACACCTTCACAAACCACTACAGGTTCTGCTGGCACTAACAGCTTGTACCCAATGTACTTTGCTGACTGGAGCCGCTTCCACACAATCGTGGACCGCCTGAACATGGTTATGCGCCGTTATGACCAGACATTGCCCGGTTACATCACCTTCTTCGGTGAGAAGCGTTTGGCAACATCTGTGCGTGACCCTAACGCTGGCGTTCGCTATCGTTCTACAGGTACTGCAACCTGATGAAATGGAGGGGGGTAATTCCCCCTCCTTTTTGTGCCAATAATTTAGGAAATAGCCATGACCATCACTGAAAAAATTCTCTCTGGAATCAAACAGGCCATTACCGAAGGCGGCAAAGTCACCATCGACCTGAAAGAAGCCTCTGCAATCACTGGCTCTGGTTCTGGTGTTGGTGGTCGCGTAGTTTTCGATGAAGCTTTCGCAGCATTGCGATATGCAAACCCATTCCGCTTGGGCGCTCGTATCATTCCAGCGCCCGGCTCCGATATGCAGTTCGTTGCTAAGACTGGTAACGCGACATATCAAACAAATCCTTGGGGCTATCCTGTTCAAAACAATACAGGTACTCCCGGCACTGACACCACATTCTGGCAATTGCCTGTTCGTGCTGTTACTGCTCAATTGCCAATTCGTTCTGCCGTAATGTCAGATGTAAATGGTTTGGAAGCTTCCATTGTGAATGACTTGATGCTTGAGTTTGCTCAAGTTGAAGGCCAATCAATGGCAATTAATGATGACCAATCTGGTTCTACAACTACATCAACTGGTGCTACATCAGGTTTGCGTGGTTTGGACTCTTATGCGTCCGGTTCTACTTCTGCTTATGGCACAAGTGGCACAGCTATTACAAACGGCATTCACACAATCGCTACTGTTGCACAAACAAGTGGTGGCGTGGTTTACAACGATGTTGTAAGTATGGTGAATTCATTCCCATCGCAATACTGGTCTTTGCCCGGCAATGCTTGGTATATCAGCCCAGCAATGATTACATCTTTGCGTGATTTGAAAGACACACAAGGTTTGCCATTGTTCTTGGAGACTGGTGACGAAGATGGTGCAGCCGTTGGTCGCATGTTTGGTTTTCCTGTGATTCCTAACCCATACTTGTCTTCTTCATTTCCAATTTACTTGGCTAACTGGCCTCGTTTCTTGACCATTGGCGACAATGAAGAAATGTCCATTCAAATGTTTGAACAAACTAGCCCCGGCTTTGTTACCATCTATGCTGAAAAGCGTGTGGTTAGCACAGTTCGTGACCCATTCGCCGGTGTACGAATGAGCGCCTGAAAGGGTTAAAAATGGCAGTTGACAACTATCAGTACGGTTCGCCTTTTGGGGCGCAAACGAGGAATCCGTTCAACTATGAAAAGTTTGAGCAGATTGACCGTGACAATGTTACGCCTTGGTTGACTCTTGATGAAATTACTCAGCACATTAACTTGTATGAGGATGAAAGTCAGGACCAATACCTGAAAGCCTTGGAACTGGCTACAAGGCAAGCAATTGAGGATTATCTAGGTCTGAGTATCTTCAGCGTAACTTATCGCGTCTGGTACGGCACAGCAAGCCTTGCTGCCTCACCCGTTTGCTTTGATTTGCCTGAAGTTAGTCAAAACTTTTATTCCAGTCAGCCAGAGGTTTACATTGAATCTCTTGGTTATTGGACTGATGCCTTCCCTCCTGTATTTCAGACAGTAGCAACTGACCAATACTACTATGATGCTTCTGGCAACAAAGTCATTGTGTCTTCGTTGCCAACATCAATTAATACTGTGATGACAGCACCTATTGTTTTGCAATACACAACAGTTGCTAATCCAATTGCCGCTTATCCTGTCATTAAACAGGCTGGATTGCTTTTGTTTACGCACCTGTACAACAACCGTGCTAACGCCACCGAAGTGAAGTTGAAAGACATTCCATTTGGCGTGACCACATTGCTTCGTCCATACAAACCATTGGTGATGTAATGTCAATCAAACGGTACGAAAACATTACTGTCAATAACTTGGCTTTTGGTAAGTCTAGTTTTGGCGAACAAAGCACAACCCAGACCAAATGGTTTGGGACACGGGCTTTGGTGGGTGATGTTGCCAACAATGTCAAAATTGCTGACAAGTACCGTTTGTATCAGGACTTGGTGAATTTCACCTTGAACTACACTCCAAACATGAAGCAGATGGTTGATAACCAGCAGTCATATTCGATTACATGGCGCAATGCAAGCTGGCGAATCACCGATGCAAGAGAATCTAACGACCGGATGCGCGTGACATTCATGTGCTACCGTTCCGACCCAGTTACGGCGGTTTAAATGGCAACACAGAACAATGTCGTTCAATACGGAAAAGCCATCCAATACCAGTTGGCTGGAATTGTGTCGCCTGTTCCTGTTTATTCTGCGTTTAACCGCAATTTTGCTACTCAGCCTAAGTTTATTACTTGGATGCTGAGAAATGTGCATCAGCCTGTTTATACGGGTCAGACGCAATCTAACAAGGGCATTGACCGCCCTGTTTTCCAAATTTCTATCTTCACTCAGAAGATTGAAGACGGTTTCACAATATCCCAACAGATATTACAATCGTTACACGGTTATAGCGGTATGTTTGGCAACCCATCGGACGGCGGTTTCTTTATCGCCAAAGCTGATGTTTACTGGCTTTACAACAGCTATAACAACGAAGAAAATATGGCGCAAATCTTTTTAGATTGCACTATTGATATTCCAGCATAAGACAATTCTCTTAACTCTTTGAAGGAAACTCAAAATGGCCTTAATTAACAAAATTCTTCCCGGTTATGTAGCAACCATCTGGTGTCAAGATGATGCCGAGCCAGTTGCATTGACTGACACACAGTTGGCTACATGGGCAAGCACATCTACCATTATTGGTACTGCTGCTGGTGGTACAGGTACTGCTGGTATTCAAATTCCAGTGGAAGCTGTTCCTGCTTTTGGTGCTGATGACGCTTTTGCTGCTTACTCAGTGGCTGGCGCTCGTACAGGCGCGAAAATCACTACACAAAACCAAGTGACTTCGCTGACCATTACTGCTGCATGGAATCCTGCTGACCCCGCTCAGTTGCTGATTCGTGATGACGGCTATAACGGCACAATCATCCGCACTTATGTCATCGCTGTTTATGACGGCACTGACACTGTTGCTTACGCTTTCAACGGTCGCATTGGTGGCTTGCAGTGGGACATGTCTCCTTCTGCTGAAGGCAAGTTCATCTTCACAATCCACCCAACAGGTGGCAATAGCTACGGCTGGTCTAACAACGCTTAAACATGACTACTACAGTAAAAGACAATACAGACCTGTTGAGTTTCCTAGTAGCCCAATCCGATTCTTCTAAGAATTGGTTTGGGTTCACTCAGCAGCGTATTACGGCTATTGCGTTAGCCCATGACATTGCCCGGCATCATGCCGACAAAATCACTCCTTCTCAGGCGGTTGAATACGCCATTGAGTTGAATGAGGCCATTTATCACAAGATTATTAAGACAGCAAAATAAAGGAAACGACATGACAAGACTAGGTTCTGCCTTTGGCAAAAAATACAGCACTGAAGCTCTGAGAACTAAAACCTTTGAGCTTGGTGGACACATATTTAAAGTTCGCATCCCTTTGACAAAAGAGATGGATGAGATTCAAGAGCGCATCAGTAAGGTTGACGAAACTGAGGCTAAAGCTCGTTTTGAAAAAATGACGGCTACCTTTAAAGATAGCACTGCTCTTGAAGGCATTGTCGTTACTGAAGACGATGTGATTATTGAAGGCCGGTCCACACGGGAACTGGTGGAATCCATGCTTCAGATGGAAAACCGTACTGTTGAATACATCAGGTTGTTAATCCCAGAGAATGGGTCGCTTGATGACATTACATACAAAGAGATTGAGGAAGAGTGGCCCTTCCAAGTTCAGTTAGAAATCCTGAACAAAATTACGGAAGCCATTCAGCCGGGATATAAGGATTCCAGAAAAAACTAATTAAGGACATCCACCTACAAGCTAGGGCGTACATATATGCCCACGGCGGATGTCCTGATGAAGTTCCAGTGGATGATATGGTCAACATAGAGATTATGTTGTCCGATGGCATGATAGGAAACAAAGCTGTTTTACTGGCTTTAAGTTCCTTGACCACGGGCAATTTAAACTCGAAAATAGCGAAGACGGCAAAGCCATTTGAGATGAAAGATGTGTTGCCGTCCGTGCATGAATATATTGTCCCGCCTCCTACTGAGGAAGAGATGAAAGCCGAAGTAAACAACAAGCTTTCAGCCTTTATCAGCATGATGCCGGGTTCGGAGGCATTCTTGAAAGTGTGACATGGCCTACATCCCTGAAACTCTACATTTCGACCTTGAAGGGTTTGAAGAGTTTGAACAGCAACTTAAAGCAATTGCTGATGGGTTTCGGGGAGATTTAGTAGCCCGTAACACTCTTGTGCCAGCAGCCAAAGTGGCTATGGAAGTGGTTTATAACGATGCAATGTCGATGGCCCCAGTAGGCGATAAGCCTAGGGACGAAAACAATCCTTTTCACATGCGAGACACCATTAGATTGGATGCCCGTATTCCTACGGAAAAGGACAAACGAAGTGAGTATGTAAATGAGACAGACGCTGCAATTGCAGTGGTTTCTGTGAAAAAGAGTGCTGTCTCTCTTGCTCAAGAATTTAGTACATCAAGAATCCCAGCAAAGCCTTTTTTGCGCCCAGCATTACAGAATAATGCTGAAACTGTTCTAACCGCTCTAAAATCTCAACTGGCTTCGCGCATACCAGATTACGCCGCCAAGCTGGCTAGAAAGAGGAAATAATGGCTTCACAAAATATTGCTCGATTAGGCGTTGTCCTTGGACTGGATACGGCTGAGTTTACTGCTCAAGTTGACAAAGCTATTTCTGAAAACAGAAAGCTAAAGAATGCAATTAAGAGCGACTCTCAGGCTGCTTTACGCGAATCTGCTGCTCTTAAACTTGCTGCTGAAGACTACGGGAAAACCCTCACTAAAGTTCAGCAAATAGAGCGAGAAATTAATTCTGGTCGCTTTATGAATGCGACTAAGGAGATGAAGCAACAATTGCTCGAAAGGGCTGCTGCTTACGATAAGGTCGCCAACGCTACCAAGAATGCCACTGCTGCTCAATTTAAGATGAATGAGCAACAGAAGATTCAGATGACATATCAGGCAACTGACTTGTTTACTCAGATTGCTTCGGGCCAAAACCCAATGATTGCCATGATTCAGCAGGGCGGTCAATTAAAAGACGCTATGGGTGGCGTAAGAAATATGTTTGCGGCTATTGGGCAAGTTCTTACGCCCATGCGTTTGCTTGTTGGCGGTGTTGCCGGAGCTTTTGGTGCATTGGCTTATGCGGCTTATTCTGGACGAGATGAGTTTGACAAGCTTAAAGACACATTAGCACTGACTGGCAATTACGCCGGAATTACAACAGATAAGTTTTACAAGCTGTCTGATGAACTAAGCAATAGGACTCATGCCTCTCTTGGCATGACTAAAGATGCACTGAACGCTGTTGTGGCTTCTGGCAAGTTCACAGAAGCGTCTATTAGCGCCGTTACGCAATCAGTTATTACCTATGCACAGATTGCTGGCGTAGACGCTAAGACGGCTGCTGACAAGCTTATGAATGGCTTGGATGGCACGGCATCGGGCGCTCGTTCCTTGAACAAGGAAATGAACTTTCTGACGCTTGAACAATACAAACAAATTGAAGCATTTGAAAAGGCTGGGAAGCGACAGGAAGCTGCCAAAGTTGCCGCAATTGCTTTGAACACACAATTAGCCGCCCAGCGCCGTGAGCTTGGCTTATTGGAAAAGGCTTGGGAAGGTTTAACTAATGGACTGAGCAGCTTCTGGAACATGCTAAAAGAGATTGGCAAGCCAGAAACAACAGACCAAGTTATTGCAAAGCTTGATAGCCAAATTGCTGCGGCTCAAAGAGCTTTGGCTGCTGCTAATAAAGATTCGCCTTTTTATCAGAAACAAGAGGCTGGCATTGCAAAGCTTAAAGAAGAGCGTGAAGCCATTCTTGAAGTTGAGCGTTTGAAGGCCCGTTCTGTCGCTGCCCGTGATGTTGGCAACGCCAAGCAAGAGATTGAAGACCGTGCTGGTGCTGGCGGCATGGACAAAGAGCGCCAGATTATGGCTGCTACCGAAAAAGTAAGAGCCGAAATTAGATACACGCAAGCTCTTAAATCAGCCAATGAAATTGAAAAGATTGAGTTAGAAGCAGCAAAGCAAGTAGCAGAAAAGCGTGCCGAATTTAACGCTAAGAGCGATGAAGAGAAACGAGCAATGGGTGGTTTGCTTGCCCGTCAGCTTGCCGCCGAAGAGATTTTGATTGAGGAAAAGAAGAAAGAAAAGATTAGAGCTATTCGTCAGAAAGAAAAGATTGATATTGCAAAAGCTCAAATTGATGAGCAAAAACGCTTTGAGGATATGGAGACTCAATTTGCTCAAATGCAAGCTACTGCTAGATTTGAGAATATTGAAAAGACTCGCGGCCTTGAGTTAGACAAAGAAGATTTGCAACTTAAAAATGAGATGATTTATGCTTCTGAAAAAGAATTGAAGCTTGCTCAAATCACTTTGAAATATCAAAGAGAAAGAGCTAAACCATTTGCTGATATTGACCAAATTAAACAACAAGAAGCTCTTGAGAAATTTAATCTTGAGATTGAAGAGTCAATGCAAAAAACAAAGCAAGTGTTTGATAGCGTATGGGGCAACATGTCTTCTGCTATTGATAACTTTGTAAAGACTGGCAAGCTTTCATTTAAAAGCCTTGCTCGAAGCATTATTCAAGATTTGATTGCCATTCAAATGAAAGCGCAAGCTGTTGCAATGTTAAATATGGCATTTAGATTTTTTACTGGTGGCGCTCCAACGCCATATCAACCAGCAGCAGTTTTGGGTATGCCGGGTTATGCTGATGGTGGAAGTCCTGCGGTTAATCAGCCAAGTATTGTTGGAGAAAATGGTCCGGAAATATTTATTCCAAAAACAGCCGGGACAATTGTTCCTAATAACAAAATGGGCGAAATTGGTGGCGTTACAAATGTCACAAATAATTACATCAACGCTATTGACACCAAATCGTTTGAAGAACGCTTACTTGGCAGTTCTAATGCTATTTGGGCTGCAAATCAATATGCTAACAAATCTCTAGCAGTTAACAGGGGCCGAGCATGAGCTTTCAAACCATCTTTGAAATTCAGCAATCCATGACGGTGAACAATCGCCGTACTGTTGGTCAACAGGTAGCTAGGTCTGGCTACATCACTGTGGCTCAATATCTGACTGCTGTGCCTTGGGTGTTTACCATCCAGCCGCATGAATATCTGTACTACCCACAGGTTCGTAGTGTCATTCAGGCTATCGATAACAAAGACCGTCAGTTGCCTGAAACTATTACATTTAACAGTTCCAATCTTTCTTGGTTTACCAAGATGCAAGGAACAGCTACAGCAGCTACTTTGAATGGCACTCCTACGCCAAACACCCAGACGCTTAACTTGACCTCTAATGGCACATTTAAGGCTGGTGACTTTATTATGATTGGTGGCTATACCTACAAGATTACAGCCGATTCTGCTGGCTCTACTGTAGGCATTCACCGTCCATTGATTGGCACGCCAACTTCGGGGACAACTGTTTATCTTGGCAACGCCTGTACTTTTACTGTTGTCGCAGAATCTTGTCCAACATATACTCTTAATCCAATGACGGATGGAGCTTATGTCCAATGGGACAATCCATTTGTTTTCCGGGAATACATAACATGACAACTATCTATGCGGTTAATGGCCCTCAAATTATCCACGCAGAATTCGTCAGGCTTACTGTCGGAACTGCTCAGACTGTCTATACATTTTGCAATGCTGCTGCACCTGTTACGGTTAACGGTATTACATTCACAAATTTGGGCGCTTTGTTATCTGTGGGTGATGTGCAGCGCGACATTAAGGCGACTTCTGACGATATGACAATTGCCTTGACAGGCATAGACCCAACTAATGTCAGCATCATTTTGAGCAATGAAATTAAAGGCTCACTTGTAGAGGTTTGGCGAGGCTTTCTTGACTCAAACAATCAAATCCTTACCTCACCTACTACTCAGTTCTTTAAGCGTTACCAAGGCATTATTAACAGCGTTTCTATTAACGAAGACTTTAATAGCCAAGCCAGAACAAGGGTTGCAACATGTTCTATTTCTTGTTCATCAATGCGTAGAGTTTTGGAAAACCGTTTGTCTGGCGTTAAGACCAATCAAAAAAGCTGGCAATCGTTTTATGCCGGTGATACATCAATGAACCGTGTGACTGAAGTTGCCAATACTTATTTTGATTTTGGCGCTCCTCCAAAGACTCAAACGCAAGCCAGCGAAACAACTGTTACTCAAAATACAAACTCAGATACAAGTTATCAAGTATTTTAAAAATGATAAGACTAGCAACAAGATACGACATTCCAAGATTGCTTGAGATTGTGGAAGCCTATGCTTTTGAAAATCCAATCAAGATACTTGGTAAACAAGAAAACCATGACCCAGCTTATGTTGAACAATTACTGTTTGGCATCATTATGGGGAAAGGTTTTATTTATATTGACAAAGGTTTGAGAGGAGCCATCATTGCTGTAAAGCAACAAAATGTTTGGTGTCCTAAAGTCAAAGAATTGCATGAGTTGCTGTGGTGGGTTGAGCCTGAATACCGCAGCGGCACATTAGGTGGAAGATTGTGGAAAGCATTTGACCGTACAGGAACAGAGATGCTTGAGCGTGGCGATGTTAATTTGATAGTAAGTTCAATCTCCTCTAAAGGACCTTGGATTGATTACACTAAGCGTGACTATGAAGCCGTAAGTGCAAGTTTTGTGAAGGAATAAAAATGGTTGGGTCAATGATTGTTGCGTATCTTGCTGAGACTACTGTCGCAGCATTTACGGCTCTTCAAACTGCTGCGGCCTTTGCTGTTAACTTTGCTGTTTCGCAAATTGTTACTCGAGTATTTGCAGATAACCCAGAAAAGCAACAAGACATGGGTGTGCGCCAACAAGTGCCTCCTAGTGCTGTCAATGCCATTCCTATTGTTTATGGCGATGCTTATATGGGTGGCACTTTTGTTGATGCGGTGTTAACAACCAATCAACGAAAAATGTACTATGTGCTGGCTATTTCTAGCATTAGCCCTAATGGTCAATTTACATTCGACCAAACAGATATGTACTATGGTGACCAGAAGATTGTTTTTGATGGCACTGAACCCGGCAAAGTTGCAAAACTAACTGATGAAGCAACTCCAACGCCTAATGAAAACACAAAGATTGCTGGCAACTTATATATCTATTTGTTTACATCTAGCCAGTCTGGCGTAATTACTGCAATTAATAGCAGTGGCTCTTTGCCAAGCACCATCATGGGTGGCTCAGACATTCAAGCTTCACAACGCTGGCCTTCCTCTGGTCGCCAAATGAATGGCACAGCATTTGCTATTGTTGTTTTGAATTACAACCGTGAAGCTGATACAACTTCTTTGCAGCCAATTACATTTAAAGTAAAACATGCTTTGAATGGTACAGGAGTAGCAAAGCCCGGTGATGTTTGGTATGACTACATTACAAATCCCGTCTATGGCGGCGCAGTAGATACTGATTTTGTTGACTCCACTTGCGTGTCAACATTAAATACATACAGTGATGCAACCATTACATTTACTGATTACAACGGCAACCCTGCTACACAAGCCCGTTACAGAATTAACGGCGTATTAGACGCTGGTCAATCTGTTCTTAGCAACATTGACAGAATCATGTCTGCCTGTGATTCTTGGATGGCATACGATGCCGCACTTGGCAAATGGTCTGTTGTTGTTAATAAGGCTGAAACTACTGCTTATGCCTTTAACGATAACAATATCATTGGTGAAATTCGTGTCAGCGCAACAGACATTACTTCATCAATTAATCAAGTTGAAGCTAGGTTCCCATTTAAATCTAATCGCGACCAAGCTGCTTTTGTTAATCTTCAAACGCCAACTAATCTTTTATATCCCAATGAGCCTGTCAACAAATACTCAATTACTTATGACTTGGTGAATGATTCTGTACAGGCTAACTATCTTGCTAATCGTTTGCTTGAGCAAGCGCGTGAGGATTTGATTGTCAGCTTCAGTACAACTTACTATGGCATTCAAGTTAATGCTGGTGATGTTGTATCGGTCACTAACTCTGATTACGGATGGACTAATAAGCTGTTTCGTGTAATGAAAGTTAATGAGGCTTCATTGCCTGATGGCACGCTTGGCGCAAAACTTGAGTTAAATGAATACAGTGCTGCTGTATATGACAATCAAGACATTACGCAATATTCTCCTGTGCCTAATAGCGGGTTGGTTTCCCCCACTTATTTCTCAGCACTTGCCGCGCCTACCGTGACAGGCTATCCAACTGCGACCATCCCAAACTTTAGCGTTCAAGTTTATGTGCCTGTAACTGGTCGCGTGACATTTGGCAATTTGTTTTTCACAACAAGTGCTACGCCGTCTTCTGGTGATTGGCAATTGTTAACAACGGCTTCTACGACAAACAGTCAGCCAGTTACAAACAACACTTATTACACATTCACCAATTTAACGCTTAACACTGGCACATATTATTTTGCATATCTTGTTGGCAACGACATAAGTCAATCAACTCTTAGTGCTAGTAGTTCTGCTTTTGTTTGGGCGCCTGTTGCCGGTCAAGGCCCGACAGGTCCAACAGGTGCAGGAACTACAGGGCCAACTGGGCCAACTGGGATTACTGGTCCTACAGGCACAGGAACAACCGGCCCTACAGGTCAGGCTGGTTTGCAAGTGGCTAGACCCGCTGTTTATCAATGGGGGTTGTCAACACCAAGCATTTCTGGCTCATCAACTTACACATGGGCTACAGGGTCTTACACAGCGCCAAGCGGATGGTCAACAACCATTACTGCTGCCCCAAGTGCAGGATTTATTCTTTATACAGCCACAGTAACTGTGACTGATGTTGCTACGGCAACAAGTACGGCATTCAGTTGGACAACAGCAAGCATTATTGTTTCGGGGTATGCCGGTACAAATGGCGCTACAGGCCCAACAGGTGGCACGGGAGCAACAGGACCTACAGGCGGTTCTGGCGCTTCATCTCGAATCATGTATGCGCGTATTGCAAGCAACCCAACGCCCGTATCAGGCACGGTAACTGTATCTGGAGATAACCGACCATCAGGCGCACAAGGTAGCGCGGTTTGGGGTTCTGCATTTAATGTTACTTGGTATGCAAACGACCCAGACCCATCAAGCAATAATTCTTTGTACCAAGCCGATGGCATCTACAACGGAACAAATACATCTTGGTCAACACCATATATTTCAGCATTGAAAGTTGGTGCGCTATCGGCTGTTTCAACTAACACAGGTAGCCTAACTGTTAGCGGAACTATTCAGTCTAATACTGCCGCAATTAGTGGCACAACCATGACTGGTTCTGGCGGTGTGTTGTATGCCGATGGCAGATTTGCTTTTGGTAATAGCACAACCAATATTGCATTCAACGGTTCACAAATGACCTTGAACGGTAATGTTGTAGCAACCTCAAACATTGGCGCTGGCGCTGTTACAAACGCAAATAGTGCCTACACAGGAAACGGAATTAATATTTCAAAAGATGCGCTTGTTGATACAACCTTACAACAAGTTACTTTAACTTGTACTGGTGAACGGGTGTTTATTTCATCTACAGGGCGTATTGAATTAGGTTACAACACAGTGGATAACACTTATGAAGATATTGTGTGCGTTTTATATTACGACTCTACACCACTTGATTACGCATGGAATTCAATGATATTTTCATACAGCGGAATTCCTCCAGCAGGGTCTCACACTTTTTCTGTAAGGGCGCATTCCGCAACTACTTACTCAAGTGGTTCGGCTGGTATTGCGTCTAGCCGTTCAATGTTTGTATTGGAAACCAAACGATGAAATACACTATCTACAACATTCTTACTGGAGAAATTACAAGAATTGTTATTTGTAATAATCCAGAAGAACAACTTAATGATGATGAATCTTATCTTGAAGGCGAATTTTCAGATATTAATTACATCGTTTGTAATGGCGAAGCAGTTATTAAACCAACGCCAGCATTTGATGCTGATGCGGCGGCTCTTAAAATTCGTATTAAGCGAAATAAATTATTACTTGCAAGCGATTTTACCCAACTGCCCGACAGTAAAGTAGATAAATATGCTTGGGCCATTTATAGGGATGATTTAAGAAATATTACTGCTCAATCGACATTCCCTGAAAATGTCGTTTGGCCTGTTGCCCCAGCTTAAATTACTTGCTAGAATAGATAAAACAAGACACCATTGGCCCGCAAGTGTGCGGTTGTTCGACCTGAGTACAGGGAACTGTCATGGCGATATTTAATAAGAATACCCTAGCGCAAGTTAGCGGATTCGATAACCCGATTCTGGCGGGTGAGTTGGTCTGGAACCAACAAACATTCTGGAACCTTACATTTGAAACGCCTTCAGGCCAAGACATCAATTTGTCAGGCGTAACCATTGAGGCCCTGATTACACGCCGTCAATTGTCAAACATTGTTGACACACGCAACGGCTTGACTTTCGACATCTCTAATTACACCCCCACGCCTCCTGCCATTCCTTTGACAGTGACCAATGTGGATGCAACTAATGGTAGTTGCACCTTGGTTATTGACGCATCGGCATGGGGCTTGATGGCATCTGACCCCGAATTAAAGATTGATGCAAATGACCCAGTAGGCTATTCTGGTCGCGTCAAGGTAAGCTTCCCTGCGGTTGGTACAACGCCAGCGGACGATGTAATTATTTTCCTTTTGTTCCTTGTTCGTTCTGATGGAGTTATCGTTTTATGACATCCGTATCCGTAAATACAGGTAGCAACATCATTCTCAAGGTTGACCGTGGTGTTGCTGGACCAACTGGCCCTGCTGGTGCGGCTGGCCCTACCGGCCCTACTGGCGCAGAAGGCCAAGGAATTGCCATCACTGGCACTGCTGCAACCCCTCAAGATTTGCCGCCAACAGGCAACCCCGGTGATGCCATTCTTGTCACCTCTACAAATACACTTTATGTCTGGAGTGCCACATAATGCCATGGATTGAATCAGGCCCAATAGTTGGCCCAACAGGACCCACAGGAACCGCCGGTGCTGCTGGCGCTAACGGCCCAACAGGCCCCACAGGCTATAACGGTGCAAACGGCCCTACAGGCCCTACAGGACCCGCAAATGGACCAACTGGACCTACAGGTGCGGAAGGCCCAACTGGCCCCACTGGCGCTGCTTCTACGGTTGCTGGACCTACAGGTGCTTCAGGCCCAACAGGTGACACTGGCCCAACTGGTGCGCAAGGCAATGCAGGACCTACTGGTACTGAAGGTGCTGCTGGACCAACTGGCCCCCAAGGTGTACAAGGCATTCAGGGCGTTCAAGGTATAGCCGGTCCAACTGGTGCGCAGGGCGCTCAAGGTAACGCTGGTCCTACTGGCTCTACAGGCGCAACTGGTAATACAGGTTCTGCTGGCCCCACAGGCCCCACAGGCGCAGCTTCCACCGTGGCTGGTCCAACTGGCGCTACCGGTCCCACAGGCGCTGGTGCGCAAGGCCCAACTGGTCCCACAGGCTCTCAAGGTGCAGTAGGCCCCACAGGCGCTCAAGGCGTTGCTGGCCCTACAGGCTCCACAGGCAATACTGGCCCTACAGGCACGCAAGGTGAGGTTGGCCCAACTGGCCCTCAAGGCATTCAAGGTATTCAAGGCATTCAGGGCGAAATTGGCGCAACCGGTCCTACCGGCGCACAAGGTCAACAAGGTAATTCTATTACTGGTCCTACTGGCCCCACAGGTGCTGCTTCTACTGTTGCTGGTCCTACCGGTGCGGTTGGCCCAACTGGTGCGCAGGGTACACAAGGAACACAAGGTGTAGCCGGTCCGACAGGTCCACAAGGCGTTGAAGGCCCTATTGGTAATTCTGGCCCTACTGGTCCAACAGGTGCAGCTTCTACTGTTGCTGGACCTACAGGCCCAACTGGTGCTGGCGCAACTGGCCCAACTGGCCCTACAGGAACTGCTGGTCAAGATGGCGACCGCTATAAAACGACTAGCACCACAACTAATGTTGTTGGCAACGGCAATAAGACATTTATTGTTGGAACAGGCTTGTCTTACAGTGAAGCGCAAAACATTATTGTTAGTTATAACGGCGATACTGTCACGCACATGCACGGCCCTGTTATTTCGTATAACAGTACTAATGGCGATTTGTTGGTTGATATTACAAGCCACACAGGTACAGGCACATTTGCTGATTGGACAATTAACCTTGATGGTGCGCAAGGTGTTGCTGGTCCAACAGGTGCTACAGGTCCTACGGGCGCGGCTTCTACTGTCGCTGGTCCTACAGGTGCAGTTGGTCCGACAGGTCCTACTGGCGCACAAGGCGCTGTTGGCGATACTGGTCCTACAGGCCCACAGGGCATTCAAGGTATCCAAGGCGTTCAAGGCGATACAGGTTTAACTGGACCAACTGGCGCACAGGGTGTGCAAGGTAATACTGGCCCTACCGGTGCTGTTGGTCCTACTGGTGCGCAAGGTGCAACTGGTTTGACAGGCGCAACTGGTCCTACAGGCGCACAGGGTATTCAAGGCGATGTTGGCCCAACAGGTCCACAAGGCATTCAAGGCAATCAGGGTATCCAAGGTAATGTTGGACCTACAGGCGCACAAGGCGATGTAGGACCTACAGGCCCACAAGGTACACAAGGTATTCAAGGCAATACTGGACCGACAGGCCCAACAGGCGCACAAGGTATTCAGGGTGTTGTAGGACCTACTGGCGCTACTGGTGACACGGGCGCGGTTGGCCCAACAGGTGCGCAAGGTATTCAAGGCGTGGTTGGACCAACAGGACCTACAGGTTCACAAGGTGCTACTGGCGATACAGGACCTACTGGACCTACTGGCGCAGCGTCTACTGTTGAAGGACCTACTGGCCCGCAAGGCGTTCAGGGTATCCAAGGCGTGCAAGGTATTGCAGGACCTACAGGCCCAACAGGTTCTACTGGCGCTACAGGTCAATCTATTACTGGTCCAACTGGTCCGACAGGTGGCGTAGGTTATGCGTTCACAGCGCAGACCGTTTCGTTTACTGGTGACGGCACTACAGTTGCATTCACGATTGATGCTGGCTTTGGTTCTGTTAACAACTTGTTTGTTTTCTTGAACGGCGTTGCACAGAAGCCTACAACTGATTACACCGTAAGCGGCACAACACTTACCTTTGTAACTGCCCCTGCTTCTGGTCAATCAATTGTTGTTCGTGAATTGAACGGCGATGGACAGACAGGCCCAACAGGTCCTAACGGTCAAGTTGGACCAACAGGTGCTAATGGTGCGGGTGGTCCTACTGGTCCAACTGGAGCGGCTTCTACCGTTGCTGGTCCTACTGGTCCGACAGGTTCTACTGGTAGCACGGGCGCGGGTGGTCCTACAGGTCCTACTGGCCCTGCCGGAACTGGTTCAGTATTTAGCGCCGTTACGCAAACCTTTACAGGCAACGGTTCTACAACTGCTTACACAATTAATTCAGGTTACACAACTGATTCTGTTATTGTGTTTGTTAACGGCGTAGGCATGACACCAACAGCAGACTATGCTGTTAGTGGTACAACGCTTACATTTGTTGTTGCACCGCCTAACGGTCAAACAATCGTTGTTCGTGAATTTAAATAATGGGAAATGACATGGCGCATTTTGCTGAACTAGGATTGAATAACACGGTACTTAGGGTGATTGTTGTTCACAACAACGATTGCCTTGATTCCAATGGTCAAGAATCAGAAGCGGTTGGCGCTGAGTTCTGCCGCAACTTGCTTGGCGGCACATGGGTTCAAACAAGTTACAACGCAAGCATTCGTAAAAATTATGCTGGCATTGACTTTACTTATGATGCAACACGCGATGCGTTTATTCCACCCAAGCCATTTGAATCTTGGGTTTTGGATGAAGCAACTTGCCAATGGAATGCGCCGACACCAATGCCTGTTGACGATAAAAGATATATTTGGGATGAAGCAACAGTTTCGTGGATTGAATTTACATTGCCATGACAACACCATTTAACTTATCCGTTTTTGCAAACTTGTTAAACGCTAGTGGGCAAGCAAGCCCATCAGCGTTTAGCGACCAAGGCAATACTTCTACAGGCGGTTTAGGCTTGCCTATTGGAACAACTGCGCAAAGGCCAGCAAGCCCTGCAAATGGATATACCCGAATTAACTCAACAACTAATGTTATTGAGACATATTATTCTGGTACTTGGAATACTGTTTATACATTTACTCCTGCTGGTCCTACTGTAGATTTCTTGCTTGTTGCTGGGGGTGGGTCTGGTGCATATCCATATTATGCTGGTGGTGGTGGTGGTGGTGGTGGATTTAGAACTTCTGCGGGTACTTCTGGACAAAATTCTCCAGCAGAATCTCCAATAGTGATTACATCAGGTGTAACTTATACAATTACTGTAGGTGCAGGAGGAACTAGCACTTCAAGTTCATCTTCAAGCGGTGTAAATTCTTCTATTGCTGGCGCTGGGTTAACTACTTTAACTTCTGTTGGAGGTGGTAGGGGCGGTTCTACTAATAGTTCTGGAGCAAATCCTCCTCAAGTGGGAGGAAGTGGTGGCGGCGCTTGTTATGAGTTTTCTACAGCCATTGCTGGAACTGTCAATCAAGGATATGAAGGTGGAATTGCCCCAAATAGTGGCGCTTATCATGGCGGCGGCGGTGGTGGTGCTGGGGCAGTAGGAGGCAGTTATCTTGGAACTTCTTCATCTGGTCAAGCGGGTAATGGTGGGAATGGATTGACATCTACAATCTCTGGTGCAAGCGTTGGTTATTCTGGTGGAGGCGGTGGTGGCGTTGAAAATTCTCCAGCTACTGTAGGCAATGGCGCTACATCTTTTGGTGGTGGTAATGGGGGTTGTGGGAGAAGTACTTATTTGCGAGTTCCAGTTGCTGGCACAGCCAATACAGGAGGAGGTGGTGGTGGAACTGGATATGGTGGTTCAGGGGCAAATGGCGGTTCAGGCGTTGTAATTCTTAGATACGCCGACACATACCCTGCCGCAACAAGCACAACAGGTTCACCAACAATCACAGTTACTGGCGGCTATAGAATTTACAAGTTCACCGCATCAGGTTCAATTACTTTTTAATACAAGACAAAATGGCATCAAATCTAAATTCAGAATTCAATTACCGTTACCAAGTTATTGGTAGCACGCCTTGGGAAAAGTTAAAAACGCTTCAGGGTTTTTTGGTTGGTAGAAAACGCGCCGCCGTACTTGAAGAAGTTGCCGCGCTTAAATATCAAGCCAAACTAGAAGAACTAAAGCACCTGAAAGAAGTTCCGGCTTTACCCCACATCATTCTGAATTTGCAAGCCGAAATCATTGAACTTGAATCACACCTTGATGACCAACGCCATGCGTTTGAATTAAACCGCAAGGAAATTCAAATCCTAGAAAAGTTGATGACCGAGTTGTACATTGAAGTAGAACCAACACGGCTTAAACATGAAGATGGCACACCGTACACCGATGATGAAATGTTTGAAGCAAATGCAAACTACGAATTCACGGTGACAATTGGTCGCGAAATTCAGGCAGAAATTATTGCGCTTGGCAGACCTAGCCCTGCTAAACTTCTGAACGCAATGAGCAATCCACAAACATTGGAATCACTTAAACTGGTTGGGCTTGTTCCTAAGGAAACAATGTTGCTAACAGAAAAAGATGTTCTGCAAATTAAATAAGGCCGGAAATGACAATCCCATTTAACCTATCTAAGTTTGCTGATTACTTAAACGCTAGTGGAAATGCAAATCCATTAGTGGCAAGTGACCAAACAAACACTTCGACTGGAAGTTTGGGTTTGCCTTATGGCACAACAGCACAACGCCCTGCAAGCCCTGCGGCGGGTTATACGCGCATCAATACAACAACAGGTGTAGTAGAGGTTTACTACAACAATGCGTGGAATACTGTTTATACATTTCCTGTTCCTGTTACTGGAACTACAAAAGCCATTGTTGCTTATGGCAATCCATCTGGCACTTCGGCATCATCATTAAGTAACCTTATTTCTAGTTCTGGCGTAGTAGCGACTGACACAACTGGCGTTGGTACTGCCCGAGTAAGACTTGCCGGTTGTGGTTATAGTACTGATAAGGCAATTTTTGCTTATGGAAGTATTAACACCGCTGGTAGTTCTGTGGTGACAACATCTAATCTTGTATCTAACACAGGTGTTATTTCCACAGATACAACTGGCGTAGGAAGTGCGCGAAGCAATGTAGCAGCGGCTAGATATGGAACTGATACTGGTATTTTTGGTTATGGTTACAACGGGTCTGCGTTAACATCAGTTACAAATAAAGTTGCTAATACAGGCGTTATTGCAACTGACACAACTGGAGTTGGCACAGCAAGAGAAACTATAGCATCGTGTGGCTATGGAACAGACAAAGCAATTTTTGGTTATGGTTATACAAGTTCTGTTACTGCTATAACAAATCTAGTTTCTAATACTGGAACTGTGGCAACTGATACAGCCGGAGTAGGAACGGCTAGGGCGCAACTTGCCGCCGCTACTTATGGTAGTGACAAAGGAATTTTTGGTTATGGCAGAAACAACAGTTTTACTGTTTTAAACATTACAAATCTTGTAGCAAATACTGGTATTGTTGCAGCAGATACAACTGGAGTTGGTACAGCAAGACTTTCATTAACTGCGGTTAATTATGGAACTGATAAAGCAATCTTTGTTTATGGTGATGCTTCAAGTGGTTTTTCTTTAAATATATCTAATTTAGTTTCTAATACTGGAACTGTGGCAACCGACACAACAAATGTTGGAACTGCTAGAGGTTATGCAGGTTCTGCCGGATATTCCCTCACATAAGAGAAAGCAAAATGACCACACCATTTAATCTTGCTTCTTTTGCAGATAAAGTAAGTTCAACAGGAACTGCAAACCCATCTGCAATTAGTGATATTGCAAACACATCTACTGGCGCATTAGGCTTTCCAGTTGGAACTACTGCACAACGAAACGGTACGCCTGTTAATGGCATGACCCGCATCAATTCAACGACTAGTGTGCTTGAGGTTTATTACAACGGTTCTTGGGTAAGCATTGCTACATTTGTTGTTCCTGTTACGCCTACTGTTGAATATTTGGTTGTGGCTGGCGGTGGCGCTGGAGGAACAGACCCCGGACAATATGCAGCGGCTGGTGGTGGTGGTGCTGGTGGTTTTTTAACTGCAACAGGATTTTCTGTCACTGCTGGTGTTGCATTAACAATAACTATTGGTGCTGGTGCTACCGCAACTAATATGAATACAAAAGCCGCCAATGGCTCTGATTCTGTATTTAGCACAATTACAGCAACTGGTGGTGGTAGTGCTTATACATACGCAAATTCTACTGGTGGTTCTAGGTCAGGAAGTGGCGGCTCTGGTGCTGGTGCTACTCTTGCAAGACTTTCTGGTTTAGGAACATCAGGCCAAGGAAATAACGGCGGCGCTTATAGCAATCAAAATTATGCTGGTGGTGGCGGTGGTGCTGGTGCAGTTGGTTCTCCAGCAAATAGTTCTGGTTCTGGTAATGGCGGTATTGGTTTATCTAGTTCTATTTCAGGTACTGCAACTTATTATGCTGGTGGCGGCGGTGGTGGATGGACAAACACTAGCACAATTAGTGGTGGGGGCGGTACTGGAACTCAAGATGGAAACGGCGTTTCTGGCACTTCAAATACTGGTGGTGGTGGCGGCGGTAGCGGATGGACTACAAACAACATGGGTGGTAACGGCGGTTCTGGCGTTGTTATTCTTCGCTACGCTGACACTTACCCAGCGGCAACTTCTACAACAGGTTCACCCACAGTTACAGTTACTGGCGGCTACCGTGTTTACACTTTTACTGCTTCAGGCACAATTACTTTCTAAGGTAAAAAATGACCACACAAATCACATCCCCAAACATTGACCCAACATTCTTGGCAACACTTGCCACATTGACGGGTACGCAAACGCTTTCAAACAAAGCGCTTAAAACTACTAAAGAAATTGTGACGCTGACAGGTGGCGCACCATCAGCAACTGCTAACTTTGATGTTGTTACGCAATCTGTTCAGTACTACACAGCAAACGCTGCAAACAACTTTATCTTTAACATTCGCGGTGATTCAGGCACAACGCTTAATTCATTGATGAATGTTGGTGATTCAATTACGGTTGCCATGTTGGTTACAAACGGTTCTACCGCATACTACCCAACATCATTCCAAGTTGATGGTGTAGCAATTACACCCAAAATTCAAGGCGGCACGGCTATTACTGGTGGCAACACAAACTCTGTTGACATCTACACTTATATGCTGATTAAAAGCGCAAGCGCAACATACTACGCATTTGTATCGCAAACTAAATTTGCATAAGGATTAGCCATGCCTTTAATTGCTTCACGCGCCGCTGATTCTGCATTTGCTTTGGGCTTTGGGAAAACATCTTCTTTAGGTGGATTTACAAGCTGGCTAACCAACACAACATTATCATCTGCTTCTCAATTTGCAAATACTTGTACAGATTCTTCTGGCAACACTTATTTAACTATTGATGATGGCTCTTGGGTTTATATACAAAAAGTTGCCTTAGATGGAACAGTTATCTGGCAGAAGCAAATTGGCACATCTTCATTAGCGTTGTACTATGCACACATAGTATTAAAAAGTGATGAATCTACTTTGTATTTGGCATATTGTTCAAACAAATACAATGGTTATTCCTTATGTATTGAAGTTGTTCCTGTAAATACTTCTACTGGAACAGTTTCTACTGGTATGGCATATTACTATTCTGGTAGAAGCATTCAAATTCAATCTTTTACATATAGCCCGTATGCAACTAACAATAAAAATTTGATTCTTACGGTGTATGGCAATTTAGATGCAACTTATTCATCCGTATTTTTATCTTCAGTTATTACTATTGACCCATCTAATTTTCAATACACAGCAAGTAGGCAATTTTTACCTACAAGTACAAATGGAATTACAGGATACGGTTCAACAATAATTTCTGGTGGTTATTCTGTATGTAGAGTTTTCCATTCTTCTTATGGTCCTGCTGTTATCAGTTTAAATGATTCTGGTAATCCATTAACATCACAAAAAACTCAAGGTATTGATAGCGCATGGGGGATTGATAGCGATTCTTCAGGTAATTTTTATGTTGATTTTTATACTGCAAATGGAAAAATTGGCATACAAAAAAATTCTGGTTCATCTTGTACATTTGTTTGGGCAAAAGAATTAACTATTACAGGCGCAACAGCAACACAATTTCTTTTTGGTTCAAAAACTGTTTATGTAGATTCGTCTGGAAATGTTTATTGCGTGGCAACATTGAAAAATGGAGCAACTAATTCTTATTTGGTTGTCTTTAAAATGAATTCTTCTGGCGATGTGCAATGGATTAAAAAGTTTTTCAGTAGTTATGCGGCGGGTTCTCAAGGTGGACCATTGTTTGCAAGTTCAATTACTGGAAATGGTAATTATTTAAGTGTTGGTGCGGCTTTTACTAGCGCATCATATTTTTCAACTTTTATTACATTAACTACAAATGGAACGGTTGTTAATGGAACTTATAACGGTGATTCCAGCACAGGGAATTTAACTGTTTCAACGCCAGCATATACAGTTACAGATTTAAGTAGTGCTGGCGCATGGACTGGTGATGGCGCTGATACTCCATTAGTTTTTTCAACTTCTGTTGTAACAAACATAACTTCTACTACAAGTTCTCTTACAAATGTTGTAGTACCATTACCGTATTCTTAAACAACATAGGATAAAACATGACAAAAAAATTGAAGATAGCCGTTTATGCAATCAGCAAAAATGAAGAAATGTTTGTGCAACGCTTTTGTGATTCAGCAAAAGAAGCAGACCTCATCCTGATTGCTGATACAGGCTCGACTGACAAAACTGTCCCGCTGGCCTTGGAATGTGGCGCAAAGGTTTATGACATTGC